GACGGCGTTGGCGATGCCGGCCACGATGCTCGTCTCGCCGGCGCGCTGGATCCGCGCGGTCTCGGCAGCCACAGCGGCCTTGGCGTCTTCCAGCAGCAGCCGGGCGCCCATGAGCGCGCCATCGCGGCGCTTGGCTTCCATCGCCAGGCGCAGCTCGGATAGACCGCCGCCCGTGAATTCGAGGAACGTCGCCTTCGCCGTCGGGTCGGCCGAGACCAGCCCGCCGGATGATCCTAGCTTGACCGTCTCGCCCTCGCCGAACGTGAAACCCGCGAAGACCGGCGTGGGATTGGCCGTCCAGATCAGGCCCCACTGATAGGCGGCACTGTCGTTGAGATGGGCGATGTTGACGTCGGCGATGTCGCGCAGCGGCGGGATGCCTGGGCTGGGCTCGGCATCGCGCGGCGTGGTGAAGAACACCGGCAGGCGGTACATCCGCTGGCCGTTCATCTTCGGTTCGATGGTCTCGCCGTGCTGCTCCCATGTCTCGGAGCCGTCGACGCCCTTGACCTTCCGGAACACCCGCTGGCGGTAGAGGCCGGCGTCGTCGAGGTCGAGGACGCGGACCTGCTCAACGCAGATCAGCTTCCACTCGTCGGTCGGATCGGGCTCTTCGACTTCTTCGAGCAGGCGCACATGCCCAAGCTGCCGGGTCTGGCCTTCGCCCGTGAACCGGGCTGCCAGGATCGAGCATCCGTCGTAGAGGGTGCAGAACGGGCGGATGCCGCGGCGCTCGCCCTCCAGCTTGGTCA